CAGCCCGAACCCATGCAGCGCCCCGGACGCGCACGCCACAGCCCGCCGGGCGAGCTCCACGGCGCACGGGTCGCCCATGATGCTCTCGGCTATCGCCTCGTCCACAAGCGGCGCACAGGCGCGCACAGCGGCGGCCCCCTGCGGAGCCTTCACGGCGATCTCGTCGGACAGCGCGTCGAGGTTCGCCGCGGCAGCCTCCTGAGAGAACGCGGCGAGCGCCGCCCGCTGGTCGGGCGTCAGGTCCCGCAGCAGGCCGCAGCCGCCGAGGAGCCACGCGATGGCGAGCATCCCGACCGCGACCGAGAGGCCGCCCCACGACGCCAGCGCGATGAGGTCGAGCCGGGCGAAGCCGGGGCTTGCTGGGGCCGGTGGCTTCTCAGCCCTCGGCTTGCCGCTCGACATGGCCGGGGTGTCGGTTGCGAAGCGCAGTGCCCCGAAGACGAGCGCCGTCACGAGCGACGTCCAGGCCGCCGACAGCGCGCCGGGGTCGAGGACCGCCGCCTCGGAGTAGTGGAGGATCAGCGCGACGGCCGCGCCGACGAGGGCGAGCGCCGCCGCTGTGATGGTCTTGTAGCCTTTCACGTCGTGCCTCCCACGCACGCCCCGCCGCTTCGGCAGGGCAGCCCCTCAAGCGTTGTCTCGATGCGCCCAACCGACTTGGACACCTGCTCAAGCGTCGTATCGATGCGCGCGTCCCGGCGGGCGTCCTCGACGCGTCGATTCCCGGCGGTGGCCCGGTCCGCCTCGATCGCCGAGACGCGAGCGGCGAGCAAGTCCACACCCTTGCCGTTGTTCGACGCGATCAGCTCCACTCGCCCGATGGCGCGGAGGATGACCAGCGCGGCGCCGACGATGATCGCCAAACCGCCGAGCATCGCGAGCCCGTCGCCCATCGTGATCGATGACTCCAGCGCGCCGGCCGCCGCGACAGCGAACACGCCGCTGCCGGTCAGTAGGTCCGGGTGGCTCACGGCCTGTGCTCCCAAGAATCGCAACTCATGTTCCATCCTTGCACCCCGCCCTGATAGACGGGGTGGGCCGTCATTGGTGCCAGTCGTTCAGCCGCGCCCACAGCGCCGGGGTCACCGGCATCAGCCTGCGCTGCCGCTTCGTCGGGATGCCATCGATGCCGAGCGTGCCGCTCGCCGCCGCGACCGCGAGGGCCGTGCGCTTGCCGTCGATTCCGTCCGCCGGGCCGGGGTTGAACCCGCAGCGCTGGAGCGCCTCTTGTACGAGCTTGACGCGCAGGCGCTTCGGGAGTTGAACATGCGGCCCGTCGCCGAGGTGCCGCCAGCGTCCACCCCACTCCAGCCCGTGCCGCTCGGCGAGCAGGCCCATCGGCCGGTAGTAGGGCCGGAACGTGCCGCGCTTGATCTGGAGGCGGAAGCCCTCGGCGCGCGGCGGCCGGTCGACGAACAGCGAGGCCGCCTGGTAGCCGCTGGTGTAGACCCAGAGATCCGCGGCGAAGCTCGGGCAGAAGTTGTGCAGCGAGTAGCGCTCGAACCCGTCGAGCTTGGAGCTTTTCGCCACGAAGGCCGCGCGCTGCTCCTCGGGCGAGCGGTGCGCCCAGATCAGGCACAGGCACCGCTCCGGGAACGCCGCCTCGTGGTCGGCCGCCAGGCCCTCGACGGCCGCTCGGAGCTCCGGGACGAGGTCTGTGAGCGATGGCGGGGTGCGGCTCATGTGGTCACCACGTCCTGATGCTCTGTTTCCACCCGCCGGACTTGGAGTGCGCCGTTCGCACGGCTTGCTCCATGGCCATGGCGACCCGGAGCGCGTGCTTCTCGGCCACGGCGCGCCGGACGCGGCCGCCGATCGGCCAGCGGACCGGGATCCTGATGCGGCCCGGCATCGTGTAGATCGTCTCCAGCGGCAAGCGGTCCTTGCCCTTGCGCTTCACGAGGCCCCGGCGGCCGCCCGGGAATGTGACGAAGAACGGCAGCCGGCGGCGGGAGTGCTTGCCCTTCCGGCGCTTGATCGGGCTGCCCTCGGACTTGGCCTCGGCCTTCTCCAGTCGCGCGCCGATCCACTTGCTTGGCAGCGTCTTGGATCGCTTCGTTGGCCGCCCGAGACCCTTGCCGACGCGCGGAACGGCGCCGGCCTCTTTGCCGGTCAGCGTCGCGCCGAGGGCCTGCTGAGCCATGTACTTGTCCAGGCTCCCGACCATAGCCACGAGACGCCGTTTCGTAGCCATTTCGGTGACGATGCCCTTTCCAACCCGCGTGGTCCGGATCGTGAAGTCCTCACTGAGCTTCTCGCGCACCAGGGCCTGAGCGTCCTTCGCCAACATCGTCAGCGCGCGCGCCGTGGCGTAGGGGATCTGACGCTTCAGCTCGCGTAGACCGCGGTCGATCTCGCGGGTGTCGACGGCTATGGCGAAGCCCTTCATCAGACGACACGAATCATGAGGACAGAGCCGTTGCGATAGACGCCATTGACCGGCACCAACGCGACTTCGGCCGCCGCGTCGTTGGCGTGGTTTCCAAGGCCGGTCAGGTTGAGATCAACGAACGTCGCCGCGCCGCTGGTCGACACGATGCGCCACGTAATCGCCGCGCCGGTACCGCCGGCCACACTGTCAGCGACAGCGTTGGTGCACGCGCCCGACCCGATGACGACAGAGCGGTTTCCGCTTGCTGTGGCTCCAAGCGAGCCGATCACGGCAGATGTATTGCCCGTTGCTGCGCATCCAGACGTCCCGGCAACGAAGGACGCGACCACGCCATTTGCGCCAGCCGTTGACCCTGTCGATGCAATGGCGGCGCACCCCGTTGAGGCCGCGACCGTGTTTGTCCCGGCGTAGGACGCAATGACGGCCGAAGCATCGCCGTTGGCTGCGATCGCGCCTCCGCCCTTGTAGGACGCCATGACGACGCTCTGGTCTCCGGCTGCCGTGCATTCATCAAAGGACGCTATGACGGCCGCCTCGTCGCCGGTTGCGGCGCATGCGTCCGAACTCGCCAAAATCGAGGAGTTGTCGCCGCTCGCCGTGCACCCGTTCTCGCTCGCGATGACCGCGGACTGCGCTCCAGACGCGCCGCAGGTGTAGCTCGCCAGCACGGTCGACTTGTCGCCGCTCGCGGTACCGCCCCTCGACGAGATGACGCCCGCCCGGGTCTCGGTCGCTGCGCTGGAATGGGTCGACCCGAGCATCAGGATGTTGGTCTTCGCGGTGCCGGAGATCGTGCTCGTGTTGCTCGCAGCGATGAACTGCTCGACTCCGGTTCCGGTCGCGGTCGCCGCAGCGGACGCCACGACCGCGGACTTCTGGGTCCCCGACTGGCACTGGTCCGAAGCCATGACGGCCGAGGTTTCCCCGTTGGAGCGGCTCCACGTGGACCCGATGACGGCGCGCGAGACGTCGGTGGACACGTTCCCGGTGTTCGTTGCGTGCGACTTGACGGCCTGCTCGGCCAGCAGCACCTCGTCCCAGAGTTGGTTGTAGTCGGCCTTGTCCGGCGTCCCGCCGCGCTGGAGGAGCGCGTAGATCAGTTCCTCCTGCATCATGTTCAGGAAGTCGGCGTCAACGTCCGTGCCGCCGGCCGGGTCCGTGTCCTGGAAGTAGCCCTGGACGGCGACCGCGGCCGGGACCGGGATGACCGCCACGTTGTTCGCGCTGTCGATTCTGTACATTCTATGGCCCCGTCCAGTTGATCCGGGTGTGAGCCGGCTTAGTGCGCTCCATTAGGCACGCAAAGATGAGCCCGACCGGGTCGGAGAATTCCACGAGCGGGTCGCCCGCCTGCCCGGTGCCGGCCCGGAATCGTGTGCAAGCTGGCGTGTCGATCGTGAACTCGAAGACTACGGCCGAGTCGGTGACCGTGGCCGTTGTCCCGAGCGAGACGGCCAGCGCCTCGTAGTACGCCGCCGACTGCCCGCCCTGCGCGGCAAGCTGCGCGACCACGGCGTCCCGCCGCTGCTGCGTCGTCATCGTCGTCAGGTCGATCGCCGAGCACCGCGGCATCCCGGTGACGCGTTCCCAATCTTCCAGTTGCTCGGTGGTCGTGTCCGGGTCGGCCTCGTCCATCAAGTCGACGCCTGCCCGGTTGTGGAACAGCGCCAACTCGACGGCGAGGCCGCGGATCAACTCGACGGCGCGCCGCTCGGTCTCCTGCGTCCAGATGACGCCGGGCGGCTGGAGCTTGAGCAGCGCCGCAGCGAGGTCCTCGAAGGTTACTGTCGTCAGGTCGCCCACTACGGGCCCCACTCGATGTCGCCGTCCACGAGCGTCGGGTACTCGTCGCCGAGGATGGTGAGGTCAGCCGACGCGCCGAGGCCGTCCACGTCGCCGAGGACGTAGTAATCCAGCCCAGCCACGCTGGAGATCGCGACCTGTAGGTCCGAGTTGCGGATCGTGTAGCCGGCGGCCAGGTCCGCGCCGTCCTCCGGCACCTCGTCCCGGAACATGTCCTCGATCGCCTCGATGATGGCGACCTTGACGTCTGCCAGGACGTAGCCGGCCAGCAGGTACAGCTCGAACTTGTTGCCGAGCGTGCCGAGCGTGATGATTCGATTCGTCGGGGCCGCAACGGTGACCGTCGCCGTGACCGGCCGGAGCGGGCTGATGTAGTTCGCCACGGTCGTCAGAATCGCGCCCGCCGGGATGACCGCCGCGCCGTCGGCGAAGAGCGTGAAGAGCACCTTCACCGTGCCGATCGCCACGTCCGGGAACGACTGCACCCACACGCGGTCCACGCTCGGGTCGGACGCCTGCGCCCATGCGATGTAGTCGGCCTCGGCGCCGCCCTGCGGTGCGTCCTGGATGCGCTCGATCATTCGGATCTGCGCCTCCTCGTCGGTCTCCTCGTCGGCCCCGCCCTCGATGTCCACGCCCGTCTTGAGCGGGCAGTCGGCGACGATGCCGGCCGGCGGCGAGGTCAGCGACAGCGACGTGATGGGCGGCCCGGCGTCGTAGTCGTAGTTTCCGTCGGCGCCCGCGTCCACGGCCTCGCAGGTCACGTCCTGCGTTCCAGCCACTGCGAAGGGGTAGGGGCCGCCGGTGACGACGTAGAGTTCGCCATCCTCGCGCGACAGTCCGTCACCGTTCGGGAGGTTGGCGCCCAGTATCCCGGTGACGCTCAGGGTCCCCGTCGCCTTCGTCGCCGCGACCTTCGACCCGAGCCAGATGCGGATCCAGCGGAGCAGCTCGGCGCCGGTCGCGCGGTCGGGGATCGTCTGGTTCGCGGCCCAACGGAGATAGAGGTAGAGTCCGCGGACCGCGCCGGATTCGGCGTGCGCCATCGCCCACGGGAGCGACGCCCGGATGAAGGCCGCCTGCGAGCCCAGCTCGGCGTTGACGTCGCCTTTGACGCGCGCCAGGACAGTTGCCTGCGATGGGATCGTGAAGCCTGTGTCAGCCACGCCCCTACCTCCACGGGTTCCACAGGTCATCGAAGACGATCGGCGTCGGCTCGACTCCCTGGCGGTATAGTCTCACAATGAGACCGATCGAGTCAGCCCCAAGACGCGTGGCCGTCGCATCCACGCGCGCGGCCAGCCGGTCGTCGACCATCCATTGCAGCGCCTCGACGGCGTACTCCTCGACGAGACGCAGCGTTTCCGGCGTCGGCGACGAGCGGCGTAGCAGCCACAGCCGCGAGCCGTGCAGGTAGCCGTCGTCCTGGTACGTGTCGCCCCACCATCCGCCGCGGTTGATCGGGTCGCTAGACTCGTCCGGGAGCGCATCACCGGAAGCTGCCAGCCGGTCCGAGTAGATCGAGAGCCACACGGCATCGCGCAGGCTAGCGCTCGGGTCTGTCGGGTCGGCCGGGACAAGCTCAAGCGGCGGATCGAGCGCGTTGTCCCCACTGGCCGTGACAGCCCACGGGTTGCCGCTCTCGACGAGCGGAAGGCTGCCGGTGACGAAGTCCTCGGAGAGGTCGGTCGGGTCTATCAGCGCGCCGCTGGACGCCGTGATGGTGGCCGGGACGGTCACCCTGTAGAGTTGGTCCGCGTAGAGGGCCGGCGAGACGGTCAGCGTCACGGTCGAGCCGGTGGCCGAGGCGGCGGTCACGGCGTTGGTCACCGTCCCAAACGGCGTCGTCACGGCATAAAGCGTGTCGTCTGTCAAGTCCGGGTTGGTCAGGTCGAGCGCCTCGGAGAAGACGAGCACGACCTGCGTCGACCCGGCCAGGCCGTCGGCCGAGTCGAGGTCGAAGAACGCCACCGCGTACGGGCCGATCGGGTACGGGATCGCGTAGGCCGTCCCGTCGAGGTCGACCGTCAGCGTGGCGGCAGCGGCGCCCGCGCCGAGGATGTTCGAGCCGCTGCTCGGGTGGAAGTCGCCACCCGCCGCGTTGACGAGGCCGGGCAGCAGCTCGTCGCTCTGTGGGTCGACGCCCACGCCGCCGAAGTTCCCAGCTGTGTGGTAGACGCCCGCGTTGGTGGTGTGGCTGCGGTTGTTGTCGTGGGCGACGCTGGCGATGATGCCGCGCAGGGCCGTGTTGTCAAGCGCCCAGCAGTTGCGGGCCGTGAACGAGTCGATCCCGGCCGTCGTGGCCCCGCCGCCATTGTCGTAGGCCCCGCAGTTTTCGGCCAGGGCGGTCCCGGCGCCGAAGCCCTGGACGTCGATGCCCTCGTCTACGTTGCCGTAGGCTATGCCGTTCCGCACGACCAGATCGATCGCCGCCACCACGGCTTGTAGCCAGACGCCCTTGCCTCCGTTGTCGTGCGCGACGATCCACTCCAGGTCGATGTCTCGGCCAGCGTTGGCCGACCGCAGATAGATCCCGTGGCTACCGTTGTTGTCGGCCCGGAGCCTGGTGCCGAACGCCTCGGCCGACGTGCCGAAGAGGATTCCCACGCCGGTTGCGTTGATCGCGCGGATGCCCGTCAGCCGCCACCATCGGTCGGTCAGAACGCAGTTGGCGGCTGCGCCGCCCGCGTCCAGCACGGCCCACTGGTAGACGCCAGCGATCCAGGTGTCCGGCCCGCGCAGCGTGACGCCCTGGACGGGTGCGGCAGCCCCGAACGCGCCGGCCGAGACATCGTGCGGGCCGACGTCTTGGAGCGCGACGTCGGTTCCGAGGCCGAAGCCTGCGCCGCCCGCGAGGAGGGCCTCGGCGGCGGGCATCGTCTGGAGCGGCGTGGCCGGGTTCGTCGGGTCGGCGCTGCCGTCGTTGCCTGCTGTGCTATGGACGTAGATCGTTGCCATGTCAGGCCGCCGTTACCGTTGCCGAGCCAGCGGTTATCGTTCCGGTCAGCGTGACAGGCGCGCCTCCGACCATCCCAGACACTGACACCGGATCTGTTAACCTCGCCACACCGAGAGCCGCGGCCGCCCCCAACTTGATCGCCGCCCCGTCAATCGTCGCCGTCGTCCCGGCCGAGACCTCCGCAGACCCGGACGCCTGCACCGTCGCGTTGCCGTCGGCTGTGATGGTCACATCTCCGGTCGCGCCGATGACAACGTCTTTGGTCGTCGTGATGTTGATTTCGCCGCGCTTGATGTGGACCTTCTGCCCCTGGTCGTCGTACAGCGCAACCTCGCCCTCGGCCAGCGAGGTCAGCCGGTAGCGCCTGTCGGCGACGCACAGAATCACCGGATGGTCGGGGTCGCCGCCGACGTTGACGATGATGGCCTCGGAGTCGGCGAAGGGGCGCGCGGTCAGGCCGTAGGGCTCGAAGAGCTCCACGTCGTCGAGCACCCAGTCTTTGAGCGTCTCGACCTGGATCGCCGCCAGCTTCGTCGTCGCATCAACGAGCTTGACGACGCCGCGCACGATCATGCCTAGCGCCCTCACTGCGTCGCCTCGCCGAGCCGCTTTTCCACACCAGCAACAATGCTGGCGACGTCGCCGCTCGTGAACCAGAGGTCGCCGACCTTCGCGATCTTGCCCTTTCTTCTCGGTCGCTTCGTGGGCTCGACAAACTCGAACGTTCCGGGCGGCAGGAAGGTCAGGTGCGCGCGCTTGCCGCGGCGGGCATTGGCCGTGAAGGACAGATCGGCGAGGACCATGTCACCGTCGAGCCGCAGCCGAGGGCGCTTCACGCGGTGCAGGATGTTCGTCCACCACAGCGTCCCGTCCGGCTGGCGCCACCCTGGCACGTCGATGTCGTAGGAGATCGAGCGCCCGGCGCGCGTGACGGCCTCGTTGATCGCCCGCGCCTTGCACGCCGCCGAGTAGCCGAAGCCCGATTCGGCGCGGATCTCCAGGCGCCGCTCGCGGGTCCAGTTACCGTCATCGTCCACCTCGGCGAAGCCATGGGCCGAAGTCGTGCCGTAGTTCGCATCGTCGCCGACCGCCTGGCCGCGCACCTCGTAGACCGAGAAGCGCTGCGAGGCGTCCACGCGCAGGTGCTCACGAATGATGCCGATGTCCTCGGTGATGTCCACGCCGCGGGTCGTGCCCACGGCCTCGATGACGAGCGCGCCGTTCGCGTCGTCGGTCAGAAGGACCTGCGCATCCCTGGCCAGCCGGTCAAGCGCCATGAAGACCGTCTCGCCCGGCTCGGTGCGCCAGCGCTGATAGGTCTTCGTGGCCGCCGCGTTGTCGACCACGTCGACGTTGTAGTCAGACGCCAACGCGCCAGCGATCCGCCCAAACGTTAGCCGCTTGAACTGCGCCGGGGCCGCCGAGCAGTCGACGAGGTCTGAGGTCTTCGAGCGGCCCTCGACGGTGAACGCGTAGCTTTCGCCCTCCTCGACGGCATCGATGATGTACACCCAGCCGGACAGGATGACGTCGTCCCCGATGGTCAACTCGACCGACTCGCCCGCCCGGACGTTGATCGGGTCGACCGTCTGCGCGTCCTTCGTTCGTGTCAGGGCCACTGAGAACTCGGCAGATGCCTGCTCCAGCCCGCGCGACAACGTCACACCCGTCCAGCCGCGGTGCTCCTCGCCGCCGGTCTTGAGGGTCAGGGTGTCGTCGTCGGTGGCCATGCTACTCCGTCAACACGAGCAGGTCGCCGGACAGGAACAGGGGGTCGGACGCTCCGTTGCGCATGACGATCTCGTCGGCTCGCTCGGCGTCCTGATAGAGCGAGTACGCCAGGACAAGCGCCGGGGTCGGCTTGTCCAGGCTCAGGGTCCGTAGCCGCGGGAGGTCGAGCGCGTCCTCTTTCAGCGCGTCGAGGATCTCAGCCTGGAGGTCTTGCAGCGCCGCCAGGGCGTCGAAGTCCGTCAGGTGGGGCTCGTCCACATCGATCGCGTCGAGCATCCCAGACAGCACCAGGACGGCGTCATCGTAGACCTCGAAGGGGTCGTCCAGGATGATGTCCGTCGCGGCGCAAACGGCCGTCGCGTGGACCGCCACCGCCGACGCCAGCGACTCGACGGCCAGCGCGAGCGTCGAGCCCGTGAGCCCGCCGGCCGAGGCGTAGTCATCGGCGTCCTGCACCAGCTCGGCCAGCCTGCCGATCAGTGTCCGGCGGTCAGGCGGCTCGTCGAGTGCGTCGAAGGCGTCAACCCAGGCGTCGAATTCGTCATCCGAGTCCGTGACCAGGGAATCGGCTGTGGAGATCATCGACGTGAGCAGGCCAGAGAACTCGCTCGTGTCGGAGCCGACGAATTGCGACTGTAGCCCGAGCATGGCCTGGGCGCGGTCCTCGACGTCGCCGGCCAGGATGGCCCTGGTCTTCGAGCCGTAGTCCAACACGGACCGGCGGACGCGCTGCGCCGTCCGGTTCGCCGTCCGCAGCCGCGCGGCAATGGCCTTGAGCCGGCTCTTTCGGTCGGGCGACGACTTCGCAGGCTTGCCAGCCTCGATGAACGCGAGCGCGAACTCGATCACGTTCCCGTTGTCGCTCGACTCGGCAACCTCGTAGGCTTCGCACTGGACGGTCAGCGAGCCCTCGGTGGGGTGCACCAGCGTCGCCGAGCCGCGGGCCTCGCAGGCTTCGATCAGCTTGCGCTTGACGTCGTCCGCGTCGACCGTGTCTGAGCCGACGATGAACGCCTGAATCCGCCAAGTCCGCGTCTTGCGCTCCAGGTCGTCGACCCACGGCTCGGCGCGCTGGACGAGCGACTCGACCACGAGGTGCTTGCCGCCCGAGCGCGCGACCTCGCGGGCCTCGAACTTGACCGAGCGGAACGATGCGGGCCTGACGTCGGACGGGAGCATCAGCGGGCCGCCTCGGTGCCGATCAGGCGGCGCCCGGTCTTCGTGGTGGCTTTGACGCCAGACCCCTTAACCACCGGCCGGCTCATAGCAAGCCAGGAAGGCAGCCCATCGGCGGAAATGGACACCTCGACCGTTCCAGCCTGCCCTGGAGCGCCCATGAACAGCCCGGCGTTCTGGTCCGTCTGCAAGGCCGGGCCGGTGCGTGGCGAAGTGAAGTCGGGCCCCGTCTCACCACTCGTCCGTCGCTCAGACCATGGCCGTCGCTCCTTCTGCCTTTCGACCTCCGCCTCCTTTTCTTCCATCGTCTTGACGAGCCCGAGCTTGCCCATGACGACGCGCCGGAATTGATGCTTGAGGAACCCCGGCATCTCGTCGGCGACTTGGTTGAACTTGTCGAGGTTCACAGCGACCGCACCGATCGCAGTGGCGACAAGCCCGATCGGCCCGAACGCGATGGCGGCGGCAGCGCCGAGCGCCAGGATCCCAGCCTCTCCAGGGCCCGACTTCTCAGCGATGAACGCGAAGCCCTCGCCGATCTTCCTCCCAACGTCGACGATGGCGCCGAAGGCTGGCGAGCCGGTCGCGCGCCACCAGTCCGCCAGGTTGCCGAATTTCTCGCCGACCGTCTCGACCCAGCCTGCGATCTTGAGCTTGAGCAAGCCCTTGTTGGCCACGATCCAGTCGCGGAAGCGATCGATCATCGGCTGGAGCACGGGCAGGAGCTGCGACCCGATGGCGTACTTCGCGCCACCGATGGCCAACTTGAGCCGCGCCTGTGCGTCGATGAAGTCCTCGGCCGACTGGAGCCCAGGCCCGTCGATCTCGCCGAAGTAGCGCTTGAACTCCGCGCGGGCCTCGGCGACGGCCTCGCCACCCTTGGCGAACATCGGAGCGATCTTG